CGATGGTGCCGGTGATCGGCGGCGCGATGGCCGTGCCGGCGAGCGTCTGCCCGGCATGGGTGGCCGTCTGGGCGATGGTGCCGGTAACGCCGGTCGACGCCTCTTTGATCTCCCACAGGATGCCGATGCTATCGGTGCCGGTCGAGGTCCAGCTGACCGACTGCGCCGCGCTCGCGGCATCGGTGAACAGGGTGTGGCGCAGATTGGTCGTCGGCGCCGAGTTGATGATCGAGGTATAGCCTTGCGCGCTCGGTGTCGCGGTCGGCGCGGCGCCGGCATTTTGCGCGTTCAGCGCGAGGCCCAGTGACACTGACGCCAGGGCGGACGGCGCCGTCACCGCCGGATCGCCAGCGGTATTCTGGTTGATCCCGATATTGCTGGTGTCGGTGCTGGCGCCGGTATAGGCGACCAGCATCAGCGAGCAACCGATGGCGCCGGCCGAGGTAACCGTCGCCGTCATCGCTGCCGGCGAGGAACCGGCCACCCAGTAGTAGGTCGCGGTTTTTAAATTGCCGGCGCCGACCGAGAGATTGGTGCCGCTGACCAGCGTCCACGTATTCCCGGCGCTGTCGGTGATCGTCGGGATCGCCGCCGCGCCGGTCCGCGCGTTCAAAAACGCGATGTGCAAGGCCGACGCTGTCGGCGTGAAGCTCGCCGAAGTGAAAGAAGTCGCCGCGGCGCCGCTGTTAACATGGATCGTGACAGCGGAAATCGCCATGCCGCGCGCCCTCCTAGGCTGTGAACGTCCCGATGCTCGAGAAGTTGGTGGCGCCCTGCAGGGTCGCGAACGCCGCCTGGGCGCCCGGAAGATTGTTGTAGGTGGTGCCCATCTTCACATTCAGCCACGCCAACAGGCGGCCGTTGAAGTCGCCGGTGGTGATGCCCGCCGCTTCGAAACGGGCGATCCAGTCGCCGTTATAATCGAAGGCCTTGCCGGTGACGGCGCGCAGCGAGGCCTGCCGGAGACCTTGGTTGCTCATGTTTCTGGCATCGTGAAGGTCCACGAGGTGACGGCGACATTGCCGCCGGCGACGATGGACGTGGTGTTCAACTGAAGGTCGAAGCTCGATGTGGTGCCGACCGAACCGTCGATCACTGCCGTGCCGGAACCATTGATGGCGCGGAACCAGGTCGCGGTGCCGGTGGCGTCGGCGGACGAATCGGCGGTGATGCTCGATGCGGTGGCGCGCCCGCCCGGATTGGCGTCGGCGGCATTGCCGAAGGCCGGGTTCGACAGGGTGAGTTCGGCCAGGAGCACCTGCGAGGACACCGCCGTATCGGGATCGTTCGGCTGGGTGCCGTCGTAAATCCGCAGTTTGCCGGCGCCGCCGATATCGAGGCGGTCGACGATGGCGTCGCAGGCAGCGATGGCCGCGGCATTAGAGATTCGGGTTTGCAGCGCCATTCTGGCCTCCTCCGGCTATCTGCGGTTGCGCGGTGTAAGTGCGCCCATCGGGCGTAGTGATCGTTTTCGGCGCCTGGATCGCCTGCATGAGTTGGGCATTGCTCTGCATGATCAGTTGCCCGATCTGCTGCATGGCGGCCTGGAAGGCCTGGGCAATCTGGTCGATGGGGTCGAGCATCTGTTGCCCTTCGGCAATTTCGGGCGGAATTTCTGGTGCCGCGGCGCCGTTGGTCGGACCAGCCGGGCGCTTTGCCGCCAGGGTCATGATGGCCTGATTGCGACTGTTGCGCAGGCCTTGGCTCGCCTCCGCTTGGCTCTGCTGCAGCTTCTGCTGCGCCGCCATCTCGGCCTGCTGCTGCGCCGCCTGGGCCGCCTGCGCTTGCTGGTCGAGCGTCTGCATGTGCTGCTGCTGCCCGAATTGCAGTTCTTGCTGGCTCTGCTGGCCGGCGAGCGCCAATTGGTGATTGAGCTTCTGCGCCTCCAGTGCCTGCTGCTGTTCGAATTTCTGCTGGTTCTGCGCCAGATCCATGTCGTGCATCTGCTGCTTGTGGGCGAGTTCGGCCTGCATGCCCTGCTGCTTGAGGCCGTGCTCCTGCTGCATCATCTGGCCGCGCATCTGCATCTCCTGCTGCGTCGCCTGTGCCTTGACCTCTTCCGGCGACGGTTGCGGCGGCGCTTGAGCCGCTGCCTGCGCCTTCTGCTCGAGCGACTGGATGGTCTTCTCGATGGTGTCTTCCAATTCCCTCGCCGTGCGGAAGCCGCGCGTCACGAACAGCATGATCTGGCCGATCAGCGGCAGCAGGTCGGGTACCGCCTGCGCCATCGGCATCGCCTCCTTCATCATGCCGCCGATGGCGGTGGCGAACTCGATGCGGCGCTGCTTTTCGGTGTTCTCGTCGGGCTGGATGGTCGAGTCGGTTTCGATGTCGATCCTAAACGATCTCAGCCGGTCGTCTTTGAGCAACTGGAAGGCGGCGATGAGGTCTTCCTGCTGCTGCTGATATTCCGGCGTCAGCATGTTGGCCATTTCGAGCAATTGCTGGGGCTCGAAAGCTTCGGCCATGATCTCGCAGGAAATGTGCAGAAGATCGCGGGCGAAGCGCTGGATATCCTGCTGCCGGTCGCGGATGCGTAAAGACCCGGTCTGCGTCTTGATTTCCTGGGCGCCCAGAGTTTCGTTCGGATCCGTCGCACCCCTGAGAATGTCGCTCAACCCGGTGATCTGGTAAACATCGTCGATCAGCTGCCGACGCAGTTCAACGCACGCCGTGATGGTGTCGGCCACCTGTTTGATCGGCAGGAAGATGATGGCGTTGGCGCCGCCGCGCTCCCCGAAAGCCGCCCACGATTCGATGCCGATCATTTTATTCTCGACATTGGGACTGAGCGCCGTCTCGATAGCTTGGGTGCTATCCTCCGCGCCCTTGGGGTAGAAGCCGACCAGTTTCAGACTATCGGTCAGCGACGCGATGCGCCGCGTCAGATCGTCGATTTCCTCCGCTTGGTCCTGATAATAGCGATAGTCGGGAATCGGAATCAGGCTGTCCGAGGTCAGCGTCGCGAACAGCGGCCGCGGGCACGGCCAGAAGTCCTTCAACGTGTAGAGCGGGTCCGCGACCTCGAGCGGCCTCTTGCCGCTGGGCGCGATGAAATAGACCTTCGATGCGGTGCGGTCCCAAATTTCCCAGACGGAATATTTTCCCTCCAGCGCTTTCTTCTCGGCATCGGTGAGGCCCTGCTTGGGGACATTGTCCGGTGACATGCCGCCGAGGTCCGAATCCGACAGGCCCTTGAATCGCTCCTTCATCTCGGGCTTGGAGAAATAGCTGCGCTTGCCGACCCACGTGACCTCAGACCAATTTCTCCCCGGCTTGAATAAAAAATCCCGCCAGTGGATGTAATCGAAGGCCAGCATGTCCTCGTTGGCGCGGCGCACCCAGACGATGCCGCGACCTGGCAGGATCACGTCGTCGCGGGCGAGCTTCATTGCGTCATCCAGCTTGCCGCATTCGAATTGGTACGCCGCGACGCGCTCGAGCAAGGTGCCGACGAGCATCCCCGGGGGATCCTTGTCTTTGAAGCGGCGCGAGATCTCGGGCTTCGGGGTCTGCGCGTACAAGGCCGGCTTCAGGATTTCCGCATTGCTCCAGAGCATGGCGAACTTGCGTCTGGCCGAGCGCGTCTGATCGCCCTGCTTGCGATACAAGCGGATGATCTTGTCGGCCGCTTCGTAGAACTCCTGATTGTATTTATTGGCGCGCTCTAATTCTCTGAGCCAGCGTGCCTGAATGTCGGCGGGCTTGTCGGTTGATTTTGGCTGATCTTGCGGCTCTTCGGCCATCGTGCGGTGTCAATCCGAATTGGCGGCAAATCTGCCGGATACGTTCGCGGCTGACGCCATACTCGTCAGCCAGTTTCTGCAGCGTGACACCGGCGCTGCGTGCCCGCACCATAGGCGCGGCCCTTTCCGCCGTCCAGTAAGGCTTGCCCTTGCGGGTGCGGGGATGCTCGCCATTGCCATATTTCATACGCGGATACCTCGCTCGGGCCGGTCGTTCAGCTTCCACAGGTCATTGAGCGTCAGTTCCGGCAAATCCCGGCGCTTGGCCTCCACCGGCGGATCCGCACGCACCGTCCGCCATGCCATGGCGAGATACCTGAACGCATCGGCAAAATGGCTGGTCCAGTCGTGCAGCGGGGTATCCTTGAACACCTTTTTCTCTTCGTCATACTCCACCCGGTAGAGGCGCAACGCCTCCAGTGCCTCGCCGCACTGGGGCTCATTGAACCACGCCAGCGGGATGGCAAGGCGGGCCGCGGCGATGCCGTCGTCGACCTTGTGGGCGGGCACCAGCACCGGCTTGCGGCCGAGCCTTATGAAGGTCTCGATGCGGGTCTTGCCGGAGCCGAGTTCGCGCACCCGGGCATCGTGGGGCACATAGTCGAGGCCCCATTTGCATTGCGGGGCATGGGCGCCCTTCCACTTTTCGAGCTTCGCCACCACGTCCTCGATCACCTCGTCGTGAGCGCCGGAAATACCGGCCAGGACGCGGAGTTCATTGCCGGAGACCTGGTAGAGCCACACGGCCATATTGGCGCCTTTTCCCAAATCCCAAGCTGAGTTGAGAGGCAGCGCCGGGTCGGCCATGAGGGGCACGAGCCGCCCGGCGCGCTCCGCTTTGGCTATCGCCTTGGCGAACATGGCCCCTAGCACGGCGGCTTCGAACGAGCAGTAATACTCCTGCTCGATTAAGGCGTCGCCGGCGTCGAGACCATAGAGGCCATGATATTCGCGGCGCTGCACCTCGACCAGATTGTGCGGGAATTCGGTGTCCTCGACCGTCAGCACCTCGCTAAACCAGCCATCCGGGTTAGCCGGCGACCATGGGTTATCGCGCGCCATCTGCAGCATGCGAAACGCGTGATTGCCGCGGCCGCGAGGGGTGGTGATGAACGAGGCCCAGCCGCCGTTCTGGGCCAGGATCGGGGCGAGATAGGCCCAGGCAGCCGGGTTGGAGAGGGCGAATTCCGAGAACGTGATGCCGACCGGCGGCGAACCGACGAGCGAATCGGGATCATCTGATCCGACTAATTTCCACGTCGAGCCATTGATCAGTCGGATAAACATGTCGTGTTCCAGCGTCGTCTCACGCAGTTCACGCGGAAAGGCTTCGTCAATTCTACGCTGGCCGGTCGCCGGATTAATTGCTTCCCAGATCGCCTTGCGGGCTTGCGAATACTGTGGGAGCGCATGCCAATAGTTGCCCTTGCGCTGCCAAGCCGCGACCATCGTCTTGTGTAACTGCACGTCATCTTTGCCGGCACGCCGGTGCCAGATGAGCAATTCGCGCTTGCAGCCCATCTGCCAAGCCCGCCAGCTATTCCTCTGGTACGGCCTTGCCTCCCACTGGTTGGGCAGGCGAATCCATTTCGTCGGCGTGTCCATTGATTGTCCTCAACGGCGGATCCAGATAGCTGACGATCTGTACCCCTATCTGCTGCATCGGGGTGCCGCTATTGCGCACTTCCAGCGGCAGCAGGCGCGGATAGATCGTCGACCAGAATAGTGTTTCATTGGCCGGGGTATCGAGCGCCCATGTGGCCAGCCGCTTCCAGCCGCCGATCTCTTCCGCCGCCTGCATGATGGTATCGCGCGCCGCGATGGTCATCTTGTTCGGTATGCCCTTCGGTCTGCCAGGTCCGGCGACATGGCGCGGAGGCGGCAAGCGCTTCGCCGGCTTGGGCGGCGCCGGCACATGGTCTTTGGCCATGCCGGGTTTTATCGCACGTCTGCCCGGTGTCAAAGCTTGTCAGGCCGGTTGACACCCGCAGGTCAGGTCCGTAGCGTCGTTCAACGAAGGAGATTTCCCCATGCTCACTGTCATCTCGCTCGGCGCCGGCGTCCAGTCCACGACGATGGCCTTGATGGTCAAGCATGGCGATCTGCCGCCGGTCGACGGCGCCATCTTCGCTGATACCGGCTGGGAGCCGAAGAAGGTCTATGCCCATCTCGACTGGCTCGAGACCGTCCTGCCGTTTCCGGTTCACCGCGTCTCGGCCGGGGATCTGCGCGCCAATGCGATGAGCCGCAGCAATACAACCGGCGGTCGTTTTTCTGTCATCCCTTGGTACGTATTGCACGCCAATGGCGACGAGGGCATCGGCCGCCGCCAATGCACCAAGGAGTACAAAATCACCCCGATTTTGCGGAAGGTGCGCGAACTCCTGGGCGGCAAGACGCCGAAAAGCGGGGCAACCATGCTGATCGGCATTTCGATGGATGAGGCGATCCGCATGAAGCCGAGCCGGGTCCAGTATATCGTCAACCAGTGGCCACTCATCGACAAGCGCATGAACCGCCGCGATTGCCTGAAATGGCTGGCCGATCGGCAATATCCGACACCGCCGAAATCCGCCTGCATCGGCTGCCCGTATACCCCCGATAGCCGCTGGCGCGATTTGCGCGACAACTCGCCGGAGGAATGGCGCGATGCCGTCGAGGTCGACCGCGCCATCCGCCATTTGCCGAAAATGCGGGCCGAGCAATACATGCATAGCCAGCGGGTGCCGCTCGACCAAGCCGACCTGCGCACCCATGACGAAATAGGCCAGCCCGACCTGTTCAACAATGAATGCGAAGGCATGTGCGGTGTCTAAACGCGCTCCCGGCATGCCACCGCGCTCGCTCTGGCCGACGCCGCGCGAAGCGGTCCTCCCGCTGCTGCCGCATCTCGAGCCGGATTCGCGTTTCGTCGAGCCCTGCGCCGGCGATGGTGCTCTCGTCCGGCATCTGCAGAAGGCGCGCGGCGGCTGGCACTGCGTCGCTGCCTGGGACATCGAGCCGCGTGGCCCCGGCATCGAGCGTGGCGATGCCATGACCATGATCCCGCCGGAAGACGCCGAATACTTCATCACCAACCCGCCGTGGGAGCGCGATGTCCTGCATCCGCTGATCGAGCACCTGTCGGCGCAGCTGCCGACGTGGCTGCTGTTCGATGCCGACTGGATGCATACGCGGCAATCGGCGCCCTACATGCGCTGGTGCCACGTCATCGTCTCGGTCGGGCGGGTGCAGTGGATCCCCGGCAGTGACAATGTCGGCAAGGACAATTCGGCTTGGTATCTGTTCGACCGCATCCGCAAGCTGACGAAATACGGGACAGTTTTCCGTGGCCGGGACGCCGGGTGATTGCTAAACTGCGGGTGTCAGGGGCCGGATTCAACGCAACCCATGCCGTCCCAAGCCGGGGTAAGCCTCAACCCCCGGCCCCTGATCCCTCCTCCCTGATCTTCGCGCGCTCTTCCTGCCGCGTCCTTTGCATGAGCCATTCGAGGTAGTCAGCCATCTGGCGCGCGTTCAGCCGCAACAAGGCCTCGATGAAGTCATCGTCGAAGCAATGCCGGTATTGCGGGGCAACGCGGTCGCGGATGTCGCGGCTCTTCATTTCAGCCCATAATCTTGTTCAGTGCCGCCTCGACGAGCGCGCGCAGCCCTTCATGTTCGCGCAGGTACGCCGAGCGGCCCATGGTACAGTCGCATTGGCCGGCGCCGCCTAGGCCCTCCGGATAGGGCGCGCTGCCATATGGCGTCACCCGCATGTGGACGCGCCGGTAGGCATCCTCGCGCCGTGAGCGCTGAATCAGGTCAATGATGGCCGCCTCGCGCGCCTGATAGCTGCTCAACTGATCCTGCAGAGCGATGATCTCGCGGCGCATCTGCAGATTGTCGGCATGCAGGCACTCGATCTCGATCTCGTCGCCGGGATCATTCGGTGCCGGCTTCGTCTCGCCGGGATCGCTGGGCTTCGGCTTTGTGTCATCAAACGGTGTCATGGTTCAGGCTCCTCCTTGGTTGATTTCGGCGGCCATAGCCGCATGATGTCCTCGCGCTTGAAATACACGTCCTTGTAGATCGCGCCGGAGACGCCGACGATGCACAGTTGACCGTCGATTTCCGCGATGCGGGAGCCAGGTCCGCACTCTTCCGGCGGAATTACCACTCGTTTCTTGCTCATGCGATGTCCTCCACCATATCGATGCGCTGGCAGATCCAGCGAACGCAGTTGACCGCCATGCCATTGCCGAGCGCCTTGTAGCGCGGGCCATCCGATTTGCGCCCCGGCAGGTCCGTGTAGCCATCCGGCAAGCCCATCAGGCGCTCGCACTCAAGCGGCGTCAGGCGCCGCACCGACGCCATTGAGGCGACAGCAGGCGGGTGCGCCTTGGCGTTGAGGCCGTGGCAGGGATCGCCCGCTTGCGGCTTTGAGCGGTTGTCCCGGCTGGTGACCTGCGTCGTGTCGAAGGCGATCAGCGGCGTTCCGCGCCCGCTGCCGTCCTCGCTGGCATCGAAACCATCGGCGCGCAGCGAATGCGCGATGAGCGGCGCTCCGCGTCCGGTGCCGTCTTCAGTCGCGCAGCGGCATTGCGTGGAAAGGGAATGCGCGACGAACGTCTCGCTCTCGAAATCGAGGCGCCCATGCGGCCCGCCATGGGAATTCCTGGCGGTGGCAACATCTATCGGGCCGCTGGTGTTGTTGCCGCCGAAAGCGATGTAGGCGCCATGGCCGTCCAGATCATTCTGGCGCTCGAGGCTATGGCCGAGCGGCCCGGCGGCGCCCGCGATCAATCCGCCGTCGCAGTCGTCGCAGTCGAAGTCGGTGCCGAGACCGCCACCGCCGCGAGTGCGCGCTGCAATGGTAGGGGCAAGGTCTTTCCCCGCTTCGCGGCGCGGCGCAGGATCCCCCGACAGGCTTTGGCGCTCAAGTAGTACCGCTGCGGCGCGTCGCCAGTCAGGATGTCCGATAACGAACACACGCCGCCGGCGCTGCGGAACGGCTCGAGGATGGCTGTCCACTCGGACAAACTGAGCGTCAAGCACTCGCCAGGTCGCATGATACCCGAGTTCTGCCAAGCCCCGGAGCAGGGTGCCAAAGTCTGATCCACCGTTGGATGACAGGACACCGGGGACGTTCTCCCAGACCAGCCAGCGGGGCCGATAGCGGCGAGCGATGGCAAGATAGGTGAGCATGAGGTTGCCACGTGGATCATCCAATCCCGCTCGCAGTCCGGCGATGCTGAAACTTTGGCAGGGGGTTCCGCCGGCCAAAACGTCAATTGCGTGGTCGGGCCAGGACTCATAGTTGCGGATGTCTCCATGGTTGGGGATGCCTGGATAGTGGTGGCGAATCACCGCCGAGGGGAATTTCTCGTTCTCAGCAAAGAACACCGGCGCCCAGCTGCTCGGCACGCCAGCGGAGAAGCACTCGATGCCTGAACAGACGGTGGCGTAGCGCATGCGGCATCTTCGCTGCCTTACCCATAGGTGTCAATCGTTGACACCTGCAAGCAGACCCCCTATCTGTTGACCACGGGCAATGGAGCCCGACATGGAGAACACCCAATGCTGACCTTCCCGCAGTTCCAACAGAGCAAGAAATGGTCCGACAATGTCCACGCCGAGCTCAACGGCCACTATGGCGACGATCCGGTCATCCCCGGCTTCATCTATGACGACGGCCACATCGAGAAGCACGACGACGACTACTATCTGGTCATCGGGCGCGAGGCTTGGCTCGACAAAGACCTGACCAAACTGGAGCGCATCCTGTGGTCGCAGTGGTATCTGGCGGAACTCAATGATGAGGAGGCGCATCTGCGTAAGGACGACGGCACCCTCGATGACTACATCGTCGGCGCTTGCGATTCCTATGGCATCGAGGTCGATGGCGATGCCTTCGCGGCGTTGTTCTCGGGCCGCGAGGAATGGTTGCCTGAGATCGTGGAAGGTATGATGCGGGCCTACCTGATGGAGCGCCGCCGCCGCATTCTGATGGGGGATTATTCCAATGCCTGATCAACCGAGCTTCGACAGCTTCGTCGCCTTCAAGTCGGCACAATGCGATTACTACCGCTCACTGCACGACAATCCGGGATTTCAGGGCGCCGCGGCCCGGCTCGCCCTGACCATCCGCTTCCAGATGTTCGAATGGCTGGATGGCGAGATGCGCCGCAAGACCCGGCCCGATCACCTGCTCGATGCCATGGCGACGATGCTGGCCACGTCGGCCGGCGAGTTGACACAGTCGGTTCGCCATACCTGTGAGCGCCAAGTCAACGGCGAACCGCCGCCCTTGGGCATGTGGGGCGAGATGGTCAAACACGTCTTTGAGCAGGAGTTCGACAGCATCATAAACGCCGAGCGCGACGGCTTCGTGATCGAGGTCAAGGGCGGCAAGTCGCTGCGCGACGCATGAGTTAATCGGTCCGAAATAACGCGTACTGCACATCGGGCCGGTTGGGCGGCGAGGTTTCATCCATGGGCCTCGCCGCTTTTGATTCCGGCCGGAAACTGGTGTTTTCCTATTTCCGGCCTTTCCGGTTGACATGGTCAGATCAGAATTTTCCCGGATCTGATTTGACCATTCGGGCGTCAAGCGAAATCCGCAATTTTCGCGAAATAGTGTCAACCGAAATGCGGGGCAGCCGTTGACGCTTAATTGGCAGATTTGCCATTTAACCGTAGCAGGCGACGCAACTGGGCCAGTTGGCGCGCGTCTGTTGCCCATGTTGCCCATGTTGCCCGGCATCTGGGGCCGCGCCGTCTTGAATCAAGATTGCGAATGAACCGGGAACAAGCGGACGCTGCGGACGGTGCGGACGCAGGTTTGCCGGGTGATTCTGGTGAACGACGTGAACGAGGTGAAGGATTTGCTATGCGCGCTCCCTACGCGCGACAGACCTGGCGCTCCGTTCCTGATTCATTCACGGAAAGTTAGAATAGCCCCCTTGATTTTAACCGCCGCGCAGTTCTTTCAGCGTGTGGTCCACGATTACCCGGATATCGGTTAATTCGAACGCGGCCACCGGGATCTGGGCCAGGATGCCCTCCAGTGCCTCAAACGCGATGACCATATGGGCATGCTGCTCCAGCATCTCGGCGGTGATTTCGATCACCTTCCGGATCGAGCGGATTTCCTCGAGCATATCGCGCTCGCTCCGTGGGCTTCCTGTGGGCATGGCGGGCTCCTTGGCGGGCTTCGGCCGGCGCTTGTAGGCCAGATGGCGGGCGCGCGAGCGCAAGGCCTGTTGGGCTTTGGAATAGCGTTTCATAGCATCGAGGGCTGCTTGATGTGGCGGAAGGCCTCGATCTGCCGGGCCAGCGTCGCCAGGCGCTGCCGGCGCTCGTTGAGATCGGCCTTGCGGCGCGCGTAGCGGGCCAGCATCGGGCCATGCTGGCGGCGCAGGGCATCGAGGCGGGCGCGAATCCGCTCGCGCTTCTCCTTGGCCGCCGGCGTCATGTCGACCAGCCACTGGAGCTTGGAAGGCTCCTCCTCGAGGTGGCGGGCGGCATATTGCGGATTGCCCCAGGCACGCCCGAGTTCCTGCAGCAGGTGATCGCGCTCGGAGAGCACCGGCTCGGCCTCGAGTTGGGCGGCGGAAAGCCGGAGGCTGGCGTCGGCGGTTTCGGCCATGAGGGCATCGAAGTCAGCGACGAGGCGCTGGTAGTCGGCCAGGGTGAAGAGCTTTGAGGGCATAAGTGTCCCAAAATGGCACAGGTCGGGGTTCTTAAAGGGTGCCGGGTGTCATGTGTGTCACGTGTGCCATGTGTGTCGGGGTACTTCCTATATTATCCTCTTTCTCTCTCTCTCTCTCTCTCTCTAATAAGGAAAGACATGTCACACGTGTCACTAGACACTTAAGTAATCGGCACGGCACGAAAAAGGGATGTCAAGCCGACGTGTCACCACGCGTCACCACGTGTCACAAGCCCTCCAAATCTTTCAGGTCACGCTGCGCCCTCTCGCGCGTCCAGTATCTTTCATGCCTGGAGCGCTTCCGCTCCCAGCCGAGCTTCTTCATGATGGCGCCGATGCGCTTATAGACGGGGCCGGAGAGATTGAAATTGCTGATGTCGAGCCATTCGCAGATGTCTTCGCGTTTAACGATTGTCCAATCATCGCTCTGCTTGGCGATGATCTCCTCCCATGCATCCGCCTCCTGGCGGGCTTCCTGCTCGGCCAGGATGAAGCGCTCAAAGATGGGCGCCGGCCAATGCCGCTTCTTTTGGATCATGATCCAGTCGGCTGCTTCCGCGAACAGCTGATCGCGGTCGCGCGTGAGCCCTTCAAGGTCGATGGTGCCGCATTTGACCGGCCAGAAGCGGCGTCCGCCGGTGGTGTCGCGCAGGTAGGTGTCCTCGTTGGTGGTGCCGATCAGGACGCAGGATCGGCGCTCCTGGCCGGGCAATTTGGCATAGGGGCGGCGGTAGTCTTCGACCTGGCGGCTCAGAAACGATTTGAGGCGGTTGATTTCGCCGCGATTGTGGGAGGCGAGTTCTGAGTCCTCCACCAACCATTTGCCGGCCAGGAATGCCGAGACATCCTTATCGTTGTGGCCGTCCAAGGCGGGCATGTTATCGCCAAACCAGTCGCCGCCGAGGATGCGGCAGGCTTGGCTCTTGCCGATGCCTTGGGCGCCCTCGAGCACGACCATGTAGTCGCATTTGCAACCCGGATCGTAGATGCGGGCGACCATCGAACCGAGAAAGCAGCGCGAGATTTCCTGCAGGTAGTCGACGCTGTTCGCCGTGGCATCGAAATAGTGGGAAAACAGGTAGCTCATCCGGTACTCGCCATCCCAGACGAGGCTGTCGAGATACTGGATAACCGGATGGACGCCGATTTGCTGGCATCGGTAATCGACGGCATTGCGGATGAGTTCTAGCCCGATGGTCGGGAATTCGAAGTGCTGCACGTAGATCTGGGTATGCAGATAGTCGGCATCGGTGAGGCGGACATAGCCGGTGAGCGCTTCGCCGTCGAATTCGGCCATGCCTGGGATCCATTGCAGAAGCACCGGGGCTTGGTCCATCTCATTGAAGCCGAAGCAATGGCTGAGGAACGGATCCTCCGCAAAGAGGATCTTCAGGTTGTGGAGGTTTTTAAGCGGCTTGCCCTTGGCGCCGCACTGAAACCTGGCGCGCCAATCATTCGCGGAGAGGGCCTTCGCACGGGTTTGGGCAATCCGGGCGAAGGGGTCTTCGATCCGGCCAAGGCGGACAATGTCGGGCATGAGAGCGATTCCTTGGGGCTGAAACCGTCATCTTAAGCCGCCATGCCTTGCTCGCAAGCAGCCCAAAACGCGAATATCCACCGCTAAGAAGCGCTGTCCCGTTTTGGCACAATGGCGGCGCTGGTCCGGATGCGCAGCATGTCCCAATTTTCCAGAATCGTCAGGGCGTCCCCGAAACTGCGGGCGACCGCGGCATCGCCGCCGGTGGCCAGCACCAGGGTCTGGAAGCGCACTTGCTCGGGTGTCGTGCGCCCGGCCTTGGTCTTCAGTTCAAGGGCGAACAGACGGTTTCGAAAGATGAACAGCAGGTCGGAGATCCCCGGCCTGACCCCCATGGCCTTCAGCTTGCGGGCGGTCTCTACGGAGCGCAGTTCGCCGTTCGGCGTATGCCACCAAAACAGATTTGGTTTACCGAATAACTCAAGATGGTGAACGACGGCGATATGGATGGAGGATTCCTTGGCGTCTGACTGCTGCTTGCGCCATTCCTTGACGGAATAGGTGAGGTCGAAGAGCTTCGGCTGCTTAGGCCGGGCCATCAGAACAGGTCGGGGCGCAATTCGCGGGCCGAGACGCGGCCTTGCGTCGCCTTATCGATGGCGAGCGCCATCTTGGGCGAGATGCCGTCATGCAGGCGGCCGGTGCGGGCTTTCCAGATGGCGTGCTGGGAATAGCCGGTGGCTTCGGCCAGGGCGCGCTCCGACGAGAACAGGGCAATGGCGTCTTCGATGGATTTGGTGGCGGGTTTCTTCATCGCGGGTTCCTTGGCGTTTCCCGGATTCAGATAATACGAACCCGGCCTGCGGGCAACAGGGCGATTGACACCTGCGGGTCAAGGGGGGCATGAAGGTGATGGGCGCTTCCGCCCCACATGGAGAACCGAATGCCTGATACCTTTGAACCTGGCGTGCAATATTTTTACCCGGTGGCCGATTACCACCGCGATCCGTGCCCGGAGCCGTCGCTGTCGTCGACGAGCGCCAAGACCGTCATCAACGAGTGCTTGCACAAGGCGTGGCTGCAGCACCCGCGCTATGGCGGCATGGGGACTGAGCAGGACGACAGGATGTCGCTCGGCACCGCCGCCCACACCCTGCTGTTCGAACGCGGCCAAGGCCTCGTCGAGGTCAAGGCCAATGACTGGCGCACCAATGCCGCCAAGGACCAGCGTCAGGAAATCCTCAGCCAGGGCAAAACGCCGATCCTGTCGAAGCATATGCAACTGGCCGCCGACATGGCGCAGGCCATCACTGATCAATTGGCCATGCATCATCTGGCGCCGGTTTTTTTCGGTGAGGAAATGACCGGCTGGTCGAAATCCGACGAGGTGGCGCTGTTCTGGCGCGAGGTGATCGACGGACGCCCGATCTGGTGCCGCAATCTGCTCGACCGCCTGTGCATCTCGAAAAATCGCTGGGTGATCTTCGATCTGAAAACCACTGAGCGCTCGGTGGCGCCGCATGGCCTCGCCGCCTATGCCGCCGGACAGGGCCACGACATCCAAGCCGCCATGGCGGTACGCGGCCTGCAGAACCTGATCTCGACGCCGATCACCGACCGGTTGGAGTTCTACTACGTGTATGCGGAGACGGAGCCGCCGCATCTGGTCACGGTCGGCAAGGTATCCCAGGCGATGCTGGTGCTCGGCTCAAAGAAAGTCGCGCAGGCGATGGCCCTGTGGTCGCGGGCTCAGAAGGACAACAATTTCCCCGGCTATCCGCGCACGTCGGTCGAACTGCTGCCGCCGCCCTATGCCGAGACCGCTTGGCTCAACCGTGAACTGAATGATCCCGGCCTCGTCGCCACCGATAACGATCCGTTCCTGACCGCCAGCCCATGGGTTCCGCACAATCCCGAGACCGGCGAATTGCTCAAGCAGACTGAACAAGAGTGAAAGGAGAACTCCTAATGGAAGACGAACTGTCGAAGATCGAAATGGAATTGAGTGCCATGGTGGCGCGACTCAAGGCGGCACGTGAAGCGCGTGAAGTGAAGCCGGAAGTCTCGGCGCCCCTGTTTGAGGGCGCACCCCCCGATGCGGAATGGCTGGCCGGGCTCGCCAGGACCATCGCGGCTTGGGAAGGTGACGGCCCCTCCATCGAGACCATGCTCACGGCGCTGAAGAAAATTAAGCGTCATGGCAATTCCATGCACAAGGCGAACAAGATTGCCGTGGCCATGGCCGGCGGCGCCTTGGGCACCGTTGAGCGCTTTTGGCAATGGCAGTTGCACTATCATGAGGCGCTGGACGCTGCCATCGAGCGCGAAATCCTGAAGACCAATGACCGCGACCGGCTTGTCCGGCTTGAGAGCGTCATGGACGACAACGAAACCATCGTCACCGGACTGCGCGCCTTGGCGGGACAGAGCAATCATCCGATGCTGACCGAGACTATACGCGTCGTGCTCAATTGCGGCCACAAGATGCCGCGCAATGAACCGTTCCGGCGCCTGATGATCGCTCGTCTTCAATGGCTGTACTTCGCACAGAACGACGAGCCGGATCCTTATACCGGCGAGTCGATGCAGTGGCCGGGCAATCCCTATCCATATTGCCCGCCGTTTCTGGAATTGCGCCAGGAGGCGAATGACTGATGGATACCCTCCCGATCCCCAGCGAATTCGCTGATGCCGAGCAATATGATGCCACGTTGCTGCTCGGCATCGCCGGGCCTTCCGGCTCCGGCAAGACGATGTCGGCCCTGCGCATCGCCCGCGGTCTTGCCGGGCCGAACGGCATCATTGCCGTCATCGACACCGAGAATGGCCGGGCCTTGCACTATGCGTCGCGCTTCCGATTCAAGCACGCCCATCTCAGCGCCCCGTTCTCGCCGGCGCGTTATGTCGAAATGATTCGCAAGGCGGCGACATTTGCCGATGTGATCATCGTCGACTCTGCCTCGCACGAGCACGAAGGCGAGGGCGGTGTACTGGAAATGCAGGTGGCCGAGTTTGCTCGCATGGGCAACAAAGAGTCATCCAAGTTTGCGTCGTGGATCCGCCCCAAGGCCGAGCACAAGCATTTGGAACTGGTGGCCGAGCAGATCAACAAGCACATCATATTTTGCTTCCGAGCGCAGGAAAAGCTCGAGTTGTACAAGGATGACAGGGGCAAGTTGCAGACGCGCAACCGAGGCTGGCAGCCCATCGCGACGAAAGGCTTTGAATACCGGATGACGGCGATGCTGGTGCTGCCGCCGAACAGCGAAGGCCGGCCGCAACTCGACGCCGAGGCGCGCAAGATGCCGGTGTATCTGCGCTCGCTGTTCGGTGACGGCGAGCAATTGTCGGAGGAGACCGGCGCCAAGCTTCTGGCGTGGTCACGCAATGAAGTGCCGAAAGAGCCGGAAATGGCCCCCGACCGCTGGACCCAGGCGGTCGAGTTCGCCAGGTCGGAGGGCAAGCAGGGCGTTGCAATTTTCGCACAATCGTGTTCGGACGACGAAAAGGCCTATCTGCGCAAGCATATACGCGATCTCGCAATACACTATCCAAGCAGAGGAGAAGACGATGGACGTGGAACAGATGTTGACCGACCTGCAGAGGGGCCTGAACCAGAGGAATCTGGCGCACCGGGAGCAGATCTCGGCGGCGATGAACGGGATCCAGACGGCGCTGGTGCGCTTTCATGAGGCGTTGGACCGCATGGCCGAGACCGAGATGACGTTGCTGAACGAGCGCTCGGCGGCGCTGGCCGAATTGCAGGAACAGATCCGCCAGCACACCTCGACCTTGCTTCTGGTGCGCGACATGCACCCGGTGCTGATCGAGGCGCCGAAGCGCCGCAATGGCGAAGCTCACTGAAGGGAGAGAAATATGAATCCACTAAACCGAATGCTGATCACTTGCATGGTGCCTACGGCGCGCCTGAACGAGATCCTGACCTACCTCGAGGACCGTGGCGGCGATCACTTCATTGTCCGCCCGGTGCGCGCAACGACGGGAAACAATGGCGAAGCGCCGAAGCGCCTCTCGCAAGGCGAATTCTTGCGCACTTATTTCAAGAATAATCCCGGCAAGATCGATTTGCCCAAATTTCACAGTGCTTGGGCGAAGGCCGGCTACAGCCCGACCTCGCGCCATTCGGCGCTGTTTAATGCCGTCAAGAGCAAATACATCAAGAAGACGGCGAAGGCCACCTACATCGCGCTGGTGCCGTGATGGCGAAGAAGCAAAAGACATATTTGAGTTATTCGTTCACCGGCAAGGATCCGATCATCGAGCGCATGCGCGGCGTGCTGGCCGCCGAGAAGATGACCTACGCCGCGGCGCATAAGGCCTCCGGCGTTGCTACCTCGACCTTGCGCAACTGGTTCAAGGGCAAGACCAGAAGGCCGCAATTCGCCACCATCATGGCGGCGATGCGCGGCGCCGATCACGACCTGGTGGTGGTCAGGCGCGGCGCCAAGGTGGTGCCGATGCTCGGCCATAACAGTAAGAAACGTGTCGCCTGACCACTTGACAAAGCGCACCGATTTACCCATATAGGGGTGGTCAACACATGGAGACCACCCAAATGGCCAAGGCCATCTACAAAAACCTCAAGCTGAGCCTCACCCCCGCCCAAGTGCGGGCTCTCCTGACCGCCATCGACCGCACCCGGTGCGACATGGGTTCAGATGAGTGGAACTCAGATCTCGATCTCAATCTGGAAGCAGTTGAGAAGCTTCTGAACTCTTAACCCTCACATGGAGACCACCCTAATGGCTACCCAGAAAGAGATCGACGCCTACAACGACCTGTGCCGCAGCCTGCAGGCGCTTTATCCGCATGGCCTGCCGAAGAACGTCAAGGCCATGGTCGATGACCGATATATCGCCCTCTACGCGGGCGCCACCGGCGACCAACTCGACAACCGCGAGGTGCCGGTCGCGCAACTCACCTACAACATCGACATCACCCGCAACCGCGAGGGCAACGCGATGGTTCGCGTCACCGTGTGCGACCGCGGCGACATCATCGAGACGGAAGATTTCTATTCGGTCGACAACGCCGACGAGTGGCTGCACACCACCTATCCCAGCGCCGAGAAGGAGTGAGCAATGACCAGTCGCGAATGGATACAAGCGGCAATCGAGAACGATAAAGCCGGTCTGATCGATGGCATAAAGTTTCTCTACAATTGCTATGAGGCTGACGTTGACGACGACGGCGATATTTGGATCGCAGGCCCACAAGCGGGTCATTGGCTGGATGAGGACGGACTGTCTCACGTCGCCCGCGCTCTGAAGACGGGGGATATCTGATGTCGCCCGAACTCGCTCCCCTGCTGATGATCATGCTCACCTTGCTCGCCTGCGGGCTCGGCTGGGCACTGATCGAGCTTTTCGAAAGGATGGATAAATGAGCGACGCCATCATGACCGCCACCGATCTCGAGCGGATGCTCAAGCGCATGGGCTGGTCGCGCCGCCGAGCCGCCATCGAACTCGGCATCACCCAGGACCGGCTGCGCCGTTACCTGCGCCGTGAGGTGCCTATCCCGCGACTGGTCGAACTGGCTTGCATGACGCTGGTTTCCGGCGAGCCCGATAAATGGAACTGGAGATACTGGTGAAACGAATCGAATTCCACAAGGCTTTGGGCCGGGGCAACATGTCCCGGCACAATCGTTGGTGGATCATCAAGGCCGGCGATCCGCGCTGGTGCGGCATCGTCTACTATCTGCCGTCACGCCGCATCCATTATGCCGAGACGCTGGCCCGCGCCGAAGACTACTTCAGTCGACCGTCGCGAGCGCCGCTGCCGGTGTTTCGGCCTTCGCTGGCACGCCCTCCAGCGCCGCCACCGACCAGTTGACCTTGCCGGTATCGGCATAGTGCCGGATCACGCGAGAGGCCTGCTTGGCCGTTACATCGCCATAGATCGACAAGTCCGGGTGGAATAGCCGCGTGGCATCGTCGAGCGGCACACCCAGCCAAAGCCTCGCGACATGAATCGGGTTGATGTCGGCCAATGGTCGATGGGTCTGGCCGGCGACATGGATGGTCCAGGCGCAGATGCAGCTTTCCCACTGGCTGAGATCGAACTTGCCTTCCGGCAACTGCTCGAGCAGGTCGGCCATGTAGATCAGGCGGTCGATGCGCGGCTCCGGCTGGCGCTTGTCGTCCTTGTAGTCGCGGATGTCGGGCAGCATGACCTGCGCCACTGCCACTGAGGTGATGTCTTTCATGGGCTTCTCCTTTGCCCCCTATATAGGTCATCCGACCGCCGTCTGCGCCCCTGCCGCCTCGTTCTGGGCGAGCGGGATCTTGCGCTGGATCAGCAGCTTGAACACCTCCTCTTTCGGGATGCCGAGCAGTTGCGAGGTGACATCGATGCGGTCATTAAGGAGCGTCGGTATAGATTTCACTTCGCTCATCAGGCCGGTCTTGTCGCCGGAACCGAACCATCCCATCGATTGCGCTTCCGCCGGCGAGACGCCCAGGATCTCGGCCGCCCGGCTATAGACATCCGAGAACGGCGCATATTCGGTCTGCATGTCATAGGGCACCTGTGGCCCTTGCGGCCCGACCGGCCCGGAGGTCTGCCCTTCCAGCGTATCGTTGACCCAGCTTTTCGCATCGAAGCTCGCCGGATCGTTCTTATAGGCTTCGCGGAATTCCGGCTTGATGAGCGATTCAGGGATCGAGCCGGGCTTGACCGCGTTCATGGCATCGAGGGCGCCGCGAATGGCGTGGGTGTCGACAGTGACGCCCGCCAGGTTGCCGCGCGAATTCTCGGCAAAGGTCGAGGGCTTCGGGTTGGAATATGGATTGAGGCCGGGCGCCTCGTTGCGCGGCATGACCGGATTGCCCAACTGGCTGGGCAGCGTCGGCCCCTGGCCTTGCGGGCCATAGACATCATCGAGCAGCTGCTTGTGGATGCCGGTCCTGATGTTGCCAGTCTTTTCGTGGGCGCTCTCGCCCACCATCATCGGATAGCCGCGATCATTGAGACCGCCGGCCTCTGCGTCGAAGACCGGATTGACCGGCTGATGCGCCGGGATGCCGGCCTCCTCGCGCGCCATGGCCAGCGAGGCATTGCGCATATTGAAATCGGTGGTCGTGCGCGGCGAGGTGGCGGCGTAGTTCTTGGCGAAGTCCTGCAGCCAGGAGTCCATCTGCTCGCGGCTGATTCCGAGTTCCATGCCCTTCTTGATGATCGGCCCGACATTGTAAAAATACTGCGCTTCGGTGCCCATGTAGGGCTTCATGCGGCGGGCCAGTTCCTGCGCCACCGCTTCCTGATTATCGGCCAGCGTCTGCATGCGGCCCTTGCGCGGGTAGGGCTTGCCCTCCGGCGGGCGCGGCACAAAGGTCGGCTTCTGCTCCGGCATATAGGCCGGGTCCGTGTAGCTCTGCGGCGAGGTATCGAAGAAGCCGGTGCCGAGCGGCTGGGCGCGCTGCTCTTCCGGCAGGTCCATCTGCGCCGCGCGTTGCGCCAGCACCTTGTCGCCCATCTCGCCCAGGCTGCGCTGCGGAATCAGGATATCCGCCGCCGGCCCGGTGGCAATCTTGCCAAGCTTCTTGGCCTTCTTGCCGGCCTTGCCGACCTCCCCCAGCACTTCGGCCGTCTTCGCCATCTTGCCTTCCGGCAGGATGACACCAGCGAGCGTCCCGACTGGATCTTTGACAATGGTCTGCTTCGCCTTCTCCGGCGTACTCCACGGCTCCCACATGCTCCGCGCCATGTCAGCGACGGCTTGCCGATCCGGTGAATCCGTCCCCGACAGATAATCCCAGGCGCCCCGGAGGACCGTGCCGTAGCCCTTGGCCATCTGCGCCTGATCTTCGAGCGAGGGCTTGGCGAGGAGGTCTTTGGCGACGTTCCAAGCCGAGCTTGGCAGGTTGGCGCCGGCCTCCCCCAAAGACGAAGACCGGCTGCTGTTGGCGAGATAGTCCTCGACCATAGCTCTCAGGTCATAGCGGGATGCCGGCACATCCGGGGCGGCAATACGCCCGAATCCGCGTCCTTGCAGGGCCGCAGCCTTGCGCTGGGCTTCCGTCCGAGGTGCCGGCATCTCGCTCTCCTATTCGCGCCCTGACTGTTCGCGAGCCTCGCGCTGCTTGCGTTCCTCCGGCGTCTCGGGCTTCCCGGTGGCCGGATTGATGCGCGGATCCTGATTCGGTTTGTCCTGATCCTGCTTCGGCTTGTTCGGATCGTCGGCTTTTGGTTTGTTGGGATCGTCGGCCATGCACTGCTCCTTTCCTACGGTTGAAGGCTGCTCACAAACATCTCGAGGTTGGTATAGCCCGAGGCGTCGATGGCGTTCGGATCGCCGCCATGCGCCGCTTCCCAGGCATCCGACATGCCATCGCCGTCGGCGTCCGGGTAGGGCGTCCCCGCATCCAGCGTCGGCCACGGCAGCGGATCGCACTGCTGGGCGGTCGATGAGGACGAGCATATCGGGACATCGCCGGTCCCGGTGCGGTAGTCCTCGACGATCTTGGCATCGGCGCTGTCGCGGTGACGGGGGAATGCCCCGGCATTGGCCAGGACATAGGCCTCCACTTCGGATGCCGGCATCGCCGGGCCGGTCATGCCAATGAGTGGCGTGCTGAGTGTCCCATTGACGGCCGGATCGTCGACCAGCGGATGCGCGTAGCAGTCGGTGCTCTCGTCCAGATGCGCGTCATTGGGATTTTGCACGCCATTGATTGGCGGCCCGCCGAGCAGATTGCTCGAGAAGCCGATCATGATGTTGTCTTGAATGCAGATATGCAGCGGATCGGCGAGCGTCGAGCAGGTGACGCCGGGAATACCGTGGTTCTGCTCACAGGTGCCGCTCATCATGTTGCGGTCGTCGAAAAACCAGCTGTCGACGGGGAAGATGTCGTGCTGGACATTGTTGTTCAATCTTTTCTTGCTCTTTGGACCAAATTTGAAAACGTTCCCGACCACATTGGCCCACTGCTCGCCGCGCCCGTCCCACTGATCCCACCACGCTTCCGAGCAATTATAGACGACGTTGTTCCTGAACTCGTACTCGCCGCTGATACCGCCGCCGTCGCGGATGCCTCCGGCAGTCAAGGCGCCGCCGACCGAATTCGGACACCTTATCGTATTGCTGGCGATCAGATTGCCAATCATGGCCACGCCAGCCGAACGTTCATTCGGACCCTTGCTATGATTCCGCAGGCCCTCATAGATCATCGAGTTGCTGATCGTCACGCGATCAACCGGCGACGGCGTTTCCTTGGTCGCCAGTCCGGTGATCGGCGACACATCGATGCCTTCATCGGTCGACCA